GAGAAATAGCCAACAACGCATCACACGACTCATAAAACTCTTTGTTATACATAGGAGCAGGCAAGTCATCCCAAATATTCAAATAAACAATTGGAACTCTTTTTCTAATTTCTCCTTCCATTTGAAATAACCACACAAAGTATCTTGGGTCCGTGATGAGAAAAATAGCATCGATTTTTTCTTCTTTAATTAAGAATCTAATCAAATCCGGACTTCCATAACCATCTGTTGGATATAAAATAACACTAGCATCCTCAATGTTATTGTTTTTACCAGTATCATCAGATAAATCAAATCGTTTTCCTTTATCAGGATGATTCATTGAACCTCCTACACATACCCAGTTGTAGTGATGAGAAGTATGGATAACTATTTCTCTACCTATTCCACCAACTCCAGAATTGGCTCTTATGTCGTCAGTAATAAGGAGAATCTTTTTTCGTTGTTCACGAGGAATATAACCTTCTTTCATAAATTTTAACTTTCTTTTATTTCTAAATTAATGTGACCGTGAATTTGTTTTCTAAACATTTCGTCAGTAAGATACAAATGAATACATCTATCTGCAAGTTTTTGTAAAGAAAACTTATGTTTTACGCAAGCTATTTTAAAACTTTCGAATAACTCACTTTGAATTTTAACACTAGTAAGTGTCATGTCTTTTTTATCCATAGAATTTATTTTTAATATTCTCATATAAATATATACGGATTAAGGAAACATGTTACTTTACGCACAGATTTTTCATTTCATTAAATGGACACCATTGGCAATTTTTACTAGGAATAGACTTATGAGAGACATTTTTATAACTTCCATCATAATTAAAACATTCCTCTAAAAATCCTGTCAATGCTGTTACTGCTTTTTTTATTTTAATTTTACCACTAGCCGGAGAAAATTCTTGGATTCTACTTTGTGGGAATTCACTTTCTTCCCAAATTTTTCTTTTAACTATAAAAAACTCAACATCGATATTGTCTTCGGGAATGTTAAATTGTTTTCCATAATAATGCTTATAAAATAAAACTTGAAATTGTTTATCTTCATCTTTTTTAATAGCATCATTCCACCCCCTAGTAGATGTTTTAATATCGTATATTTTTAATTTACTCGTGTTTTCATTATATAATATCAAATCGATATATCCTTTTAATATAACGTTACTATAACGAGCATCCGGAACTATAATTAATGGTAGTTCGCATCCTACTAATTGCCAATTCTTTTTATTAAAATATTGGCCTTTTTTCTTTTTAAAATAATTTAGTATTGCTACTCCATCATCAAAAAACTCTCTTAGTTCACCTGGGGAGCTAAAATGGGTGTTGTTGTTAAGTTTGTATTCTTCGGAGTAAACTATTCTGAGGCGATCTTCTAAAAATTCTTCTATGTTAATGCGATCAGCAGCTGCACCACTTTCTTCATACATTACAGTTAAATAATGTTGTAAAGTTTCATGAAAAGCAGTACCAAAAACAGTATGAATAGAAGGGGCATAAATTTGATGACCTTCTTTATACATTAGTTCCCATTTATGAGGACATTGTCTCCAAGTAGAAAATTGAGAGTATGAAATAGATTTTTGATAGGAATAATCTACTTCTAAAGGAATAAAATTTTTTATTTCCTTAATCAATAATGGAGTTTTTTTCTTCAAAATTATTTTTGTTCTTGGAGGTATTGTTGTTTGATTTTTTCTAAATAAAGAATAGCATCCATGTGTTCTTGTTTAGCGTGTTCAATCCATTCTAATAAAGATAAATCTGTTCTATCTAAATCAACACCGTATTTTTCTTTACCTTTAACACTACGTTCTTCAAATTGTTTTATAATTGATGTAACAATACTATCCATTATTTTAATAATTTTTTAATTTCTTTTTCTTCAATACCCAATTTAACTAAAATACCTTTCACTCCAGTAGAACCTATAATGTCTATGTATTCTTCGGCTTCACCTAAAGAACATTCATAATATGAAGCAATGTGTTTTAATAGAGTTTCTTGTTTTTTCGTTTTGCTTGATTTGATATACTTTAAAAATACATTCTTTTTTGGCACCATGCGTAAATAAAGTGTATAGATTTTTTCTTTTTCAGTATAAGGAATTGTTTGAACTAAATTCACAAATTCAACATACTCAGAATTCATACTGAGGAAGCGGTGTATCATGTATGGGTTAAATGATACTTTATCTTCCTCAGTAAATGAATTCCAAGGTTGTTTTTCAAGAGTGATTTGTTTAAGCCAATCAAAGATTTGCATATTCTTCACGAATGTCTTTAGGTAACATTTCTGTTAAGATTTTACCTGTTTTAACATCATACATTACAGGGATAGGAACGATTGCATCTTCCGGAGTACCTGCTACGAATTTAGAAACTTTTCTAAGGATTACTCCTTCAGCAAACACATGATTTCCATCTGGTGATGTCATCGGTTGTGTTGTTTTTAAATCTATGTTAAGATTCATTTTTGGGGTTGTTGTTTTTTCCATTTATTGTATTGTTTTTAAGATTGAACATATTAAGGCCATTACATTGATTTCTTTATCAATTCTAAAATTGGCATGGTACATATAATTTTCTATTTCAATAACAATCATTGCTTTAGCTAAATCATTGTTACCATATTCATCTAAATTATCATATAGAAATCTATAAACATCTTCAAAATCATCCAAATTACTGTCTGCAAGTATTTGTCTAATGTTTTTAAAACTAGATTTAGATGGTGATTTAAGTTCCTTTAGTAGAGCGTCTTTATAGCCACTTGTTAAAACAGTATTATCTATTTTAAGATATAAGTTATTAGCTCCATCATCAACAGTATTTACTTGGCAAGTATTTAAAATTTTTCTAACATCAGGATAATGTTTATTAACTATTAATGCTAAATCATTTAGTTCATAATTAATACTTTCCTGTTCTAAAACATTAGCAACATGCTGTGCTACTTCTTTTTTAGATGGAGGAGTAATTTTTAATACTTGACATCGGGATTGAAGGGGATCGATAATACGTTCAAGATAATTACATGTTAAGATAAAACGTGTAGTACGAGAATATGTCTCGATAATGTTTCTTAATGACGCTTGGGCCTGAATGGTTAAGAAATCAGCTTCATCTAAGATAATAATCTTAAGGGGTTTGAATGAAGCGCTTGAGGCAAAACCCTGTACTTTATCTCTAATAGTGTCAATCCCCCTCTCATCCGATGCATTAATATATAAGAAGTCACAATTTATATTGTTGACTATAAGTTTAGCTAATGTGGTTTTACCTGTACCAGGTGTACCGTATAATAATAGATTTTGAATATCATTATTATTAATATATTGGGATACAATTTGTTTTAATTGTTCATTACCAACATATTCTTCTAATAGTTTAGAACGATATTTTTCTACAAATAAACTATTTTCTTTCATATAACCTAAAGATAATAAAAAAGGCTTAGTTTCCCAAGCCTAATTTAAAATATATTTTTAAGAATTATTTAGAATCTGTTTTCTAAATCTTCAATAGTAGATTTAGCCATATCTTCAAAATCAATTTTGTTATTACCTTTACCCATATTCCAAATATGATTAAAAGCACTCGCTAAAAAAGTAACTTTATCACTGCTATACCCAGGGTCATCAGCATAATCCATTGGATCAAATTTTCCATCAGGAGATGGGGTATCATCAAAATCACCTTGGATTTCATTTAATGGACCTTGTATTTGAACAAAAAAAGCTCCACTTTTAGAAACTTTAAATCCATCAGGTAATAGATTTTGAACAAAACCACCATTAACTACTTTAAAAGCAGCATCTTGATTATTTTTATTTGTTGTTATTGATATATACTTACCTTGAGGTAAATAATAAACAACTGCTAACTTTTTATCTTCTGCTGCTTTAACAATATTTTGGAGCTTTATATGCTCTAAATCATTAGTGGTAAATTTAGCATCAAAACCATCTTTTTTTAGTCCATCCATTAATCGTGGACCAAAAGCTTGTATAGTTTTTTCTGCTTCATCCAGTTGTTTAGACTGGTTTTCTATAATTAAACCAGCTAATTTTTGCATTCTAAAGAACTCTCTATCCATTGTATTAATATATTTTTATTATACATATTGGTTTTTTCCTAAAAGTTGTGTATTTTTTATGAATTTTTCTATTGCTAGTTGCCCTCTACTATCATCCATATGCCAAATAAAAAATACAGTTTTAGGAGTAATTTTAGTAATGCTTACTATGGCTCCACTAGAAAATTGAGCATTATCTCCTACTTCGATAGGTTCTCCAGTTGTATATTTAAATGTTTTCATTTGTATTAAGATTCATAATCTCCATAAAGATTATACTTTTTAGGTGGTTCAGGTACTTTTTCTAATTCTATTTCTTTAATAGCATATAAAGCTCCACTTAAAGGAGATAACTTAAAATCACAAGGTTCTTGAGTTTGTTGAAAATATGCTTCTAAAGTATCAGTTAATGAATTATAAACTTTACTTTTATTGCTAGTTAGCGCCCACCTGTCTCCAGGTGGAACGCGAACTGCAATTAATTCATCAAATAACTTAGTTTCAGTAGACATAACTTGTTTTAAACTTAAAACATGCTTTGCATTTCTGCAAATTCATCTTTAGATGTTTCTTCAGGTTTATCTACTACTGTACATTCAGTCAATAGAATTGTTCCTGCTACAGAAGCGGCATTTTCAAGAGCAGTACGAGTAACCTTGGTTGGGTCAATAATACCTGCTTCTTCCATGTTAACAAATGTTTCGGTTTCAAGATTATATCCTTTCCAATTGTTAAATTCTGTTTCACCTAATTTATTAATAAGTGAATAGATTTCCATTTCTTCATAACCAGCATTAAGAAGAATTTTTACAAAAGGTGAAGAACAAGCTCTCCAAACAATGTTTCCTCCAACTGTATTTAGGTTAGAAATTGCTTCTCTAGCATAGAGTAAAGCTACTCCTCCACCTGGTACAATACCTTCTTCAATAGCGGCTTTGGTGGCTTGTAGAGCATCATCTACTCGATCTTTCTTTTCCTTAACCTCAGTTTCAGTATTACCACCAACATGGATAATCGCTACTCCACCTACAAATTTAGCTAAACGTTCTTGTAGTTTTTCTTGCTCATATGGAGTTTTTGATTTTTCAATTTGTTGTTGAAGTTCTTCAATACGAGTTTCAATTTTAGTAGTTTCACCTTTACCATCTACAATGGTAGTTTCATCCTTACTAACTGTAACCAATCGAGCTTCACCAAACCATTTCCAATCAAACTTATCAAGCTTCATACCTTTATCAGGATTGAATACTTCACCACCAGTTAAAATTGCAATATCTTCAAGAAGAAGTTTCTTACGATCACCAAAATCTGGGGCTTTAACTGCACACACTTTAATAGTGTTTCTGATTTTGTTTACAATAAGTGTAGCAAGGGCTTCTCCTTCAATATCATCTGCTACAATAAGCAAAGATTTATTTTGATTAGATACTGCTTCAAGAATAGGAAGTAATTCCTTAATAGTAGTAAAACGTTTATCTGCAATGAGGATCAATGGATTCTCAAGGGTACAGGTCATTGTATTGTTATCAGTAACAAAATAATGTGACTTATAACCTCGATCAAATTGCATACCTTCTACTGTTTCAAGATATGTTTCACCTGATTTTGATTCTTCAATATGAACTACACCTTCACGACCTACTTTTTGCATTGCAGTAGCAATCAATTCTCCAATTTCAGGATCATTATTAGCTGAGATTGTAGCTACTTGCTTAAGTTGATCTTCAGAGCTAATGTCTTGGGAAATTTCTTTACGAAGAGCATTAACTACTTCTTTTACAGCTGAATCGATTTCACGTTTAACTTTAACTGCGTTTACTCCATTGTTAAGATGGGTTAAACCTGCTTTTACCATTTCTTGAGCCAATAATGTAGAAGTAGTTGTACCATCACCAGCACCATCAGCGGTTTTAATAGCTGCTTGTTTTACTAGTTGAGCACCTAATTCTTCAATCGGGTCTTCTAAAATAATGTTTTTAGCTACAGTTACACCATCTTTTGTTGATTGTGGGTAGCCTTGATTGTTTGAAATAACAACATTGCGGCCGTTAGGTCCTAATGTTGACGTAACAGCATTCGATAACTTATCGATACCGTTTACGAGTTTTTTCCTTGCTTCGGGTCCAAATTCGATAATTTTACTCATATTATTCTGTTTCTGTTATAATTGCTAATACTTGATTTTCAGGGCATACCCAATATTCTTGACCTTCAAGTTCAATTTTGTTAGGGCCTAGAGCGGGTAGCATAACTTCCATTCCTACTTTTAAAGATGTAGGAATTAATTCACCTGTAATTGAAGATTGACCAGGTCCAACGGATACAATTGTTCCGATAAGTGCTTTTTCTTTGCCCAAATCTGGTACAATGATACCACCGTACATTGTTTCTTCTTCTTCACGAGGTTTAACTATAACTGCGTTAAATGTTGCTTTTAATTGTTTCATATTTCTGGATTAACTAATTGTTCAAATTTTTCTTGTATTGTATTCCATTCTGAGATGTACTCACGAACTGAATTATATTCTTTGGTTTTACCAAGTTTAAGTCTAGCTATTCCTTTAAGGCAAGCTCCTAAATTATTGTGATGCCCCCAAGATCTAAGATAAGTTTTGTTAGGACTTTCTGAAGATACTGCATTTTCATAAATTGTGTAGCAGTAGGTATCCTTACCAATAAAATAAGGCTCTAGCATAGGATCTTTAATCAAGGTAATAC